GTGCTCCTGGAGCAAATCAAGTTATTGGTATTACAACTACTAATGCAACTGCAGGTGTTAACGGTGCAGATGGTGCATTTGTCACTGTTATTGATTTTCCAGAAGGAACAGGATGTCCTTTCGAGGCAGGAGATGCTGTTACTTTAACAGTAACTAATGCAGGTGGAGGAGATCAATCATACTATGATTTTAGTCATAAATGTGTAGCATCAGTTAATACTAGTGCTGGTGTTAATGGTTATTTTGGTACAAGATGTATCATTAACAATGATTATGGAGTTGGTTATGCACATACCGCATTGTCATCTAGCAATTATGCAGAACTTAGAGGATCCTTTAAGGTTGCATGTTTGACATCAACTGGATCTGGTAATGCTTATATCCAACAAGTTCAAGTATCAGGAGACGCATGATGAAACTCATTAGGGAAGAAATCGAAACAGTCGAATTCGTAACTGAAGAAAAGAATGGAAAGAAGTCTCTCTATATTGAGGGAGTTTTTCTCCAAGGAAACATAAAAAACCGTAATGGTAGAATGTATCCTATGGAAACTCTTGCTAAAGAAGTTCAAAGATACAATGAATCTAATGTTGTAACTGGTAGAGCACTTGGTGAATTAGGTCATCCTGATGGTCCAACTGTTAACCTTGATAGGGTTTCGCATAAAATAACATCATTAAGAGAGTCTGGTTCTAACTTTATAGGTAAAGCAAAGATTCTTGATACACCAATGGGTCAAATTGCAAAGTCTCTTATAGGAGAAGGTGTTAAACTTGGCGTTTCTTCTCGTGGTATTGGTTCATTAAAACCAACCAAAGAGGGATTTAATGTTGTTGGTGATGACTTTATGTTGGCAACTGCTGCTGATATAGTCGCAGATCCTTCTGCTCCCGATGCATTTGTTGAGGGAATTATGGAAGGAAAAGAGTGGGTCTGGGAAGGTACAACCCTTCGTGAAAGACTTGCTGAAAAAACAAAAACAAAAATTGAGCTTTTAGCGGAGCAAAAACGCCTCGAAGAGCATAAAATAGGTTTATTTAATGAGTTTATTAACTCATTGTAAACTTTAACATTATAAATAAATATAGATTTTAACTTTTACAGAACTAAGTCGGAGATTACCCAAATGTCTAGTGGCAACAATTTACAAGAAATGGAAGTAGGCACGAAGCAATCCAAGACTGCCGTTAATGCTAATGCAGCACCAGCGCAGGCTATGGAGAAACTTCCTGCTAATAGCACACCTGGTCAAGCATCAGTCGAAGACCTTGGTGGACCTACACCAGATAACTATAAACCAGATAACGATTCAGCAAAGCTGAAAGATGCTGCTGGTCCTCTTAAGCAAGTAAGAGATGTAGTTACTAAAAACGCTACAGCTGGTGATAAAGCAATGCCAACTTTAGACAAAAAGAATACTTTGCCTGAAGAAGAGCAAGTATCCGATGAGTCTGTAATTGAAGAAGAAGAAACTACTACTGATGAAGTAGTGGCAGAAGAAGAAGTGGTTGCAGAAGAAGAGACTACTGAGGAAGAAGTAGTTGCTGAAGCACCAGAATTCACAGAAATTGACATCGAAGATGATGTTAATGCCTTAGTTGCAGGTGAAGAATTGTCTGAAGACTTTAAAGCAAAAGCAAAGACAATCCTAGAGACTGCAGTTAAAGGTCAAGTTAAGCAAATCAAGGAAACTCTAGAAGCAGATTATGAAACAAAACTGCTTGAAGAGGTTGAGGAAATCAAAGGAGCACTTAATAACCGTGTTGATTCCTACCTTGAGTATGTTTCCGAGGAATGGTTCACTGAGAACCAACTCGCAGTAGAGAACGGTCTGAAGGAGGAACTTACAGAGTCCTTTATGACTGGTCTTAAGAGTCTTTTTGAAGAACATTATGTATCAATCCCTGAAGAAAAATATGATGTACTACAGAGTATGGTAGAAAAACTAGATGATATGGAGTCCAAACTCAATGAGCAAATTGAAAGGAATGTAAATCTGAATAAGAGACTTGCTGAGTCTTCTTCAGATGTAGTTCTTGCCGACGTTTCTGAAGGTCTAGCGGCCACTCAGAAAGAGAAGCTCGCTTCACTTGCCGAAAGTGTAGAGTTTGAAAGTGAGACAGAATATCGTGAAAAGTTGGAGACATTGAAGGAATCTTATTTCCCTTCCACTAAGTCTGCACCTTCAACCGCTAAGACCGAGACACTATCAGAGGGAGTCGCACCTGCACCAGAAGAGTATTCTGCGTCAATGGCGAAGTACCTAAACGCACTGTCCGTAACTAGCAAATAACTGATTTTAATATTAATCAAACGTAAATTTCACACTTTATAGGTAAAAAAGCAATGTTTCAATCTGAAGCACTGCAGGAAAAGTGGGCACCACTTCTCGACCATGAAGGATCAGAAAAAATAAAAGATTCTCACCGTCGTGCGGTTACCGCAGTCCTGTTAGAAAACCAAGAAAAGTTCCTTAAGGAACAACAAGCTTTTGAAAACGGCAGCACAATGCTGACTGAGCAACCAACAAACAGTGTTGGTAATGGTGGTTACACCAGTTCAGGCGGTCAAACAGTTGCTGGTTTCGATCCAGTTCTAATCTCTTTGATTAGACGTGCAATGCCAAACTTGATCGCATATGATCTTGCTGGTGTTCAACCAATGAGTGGTCCTACTGGACTCATCTTCGCAATGCGTTCTAAGTACAAGACTCAGGGTGGTACAGAGACATTCTACAACGAAGTAGACTCTGCATTCTCTGGTCAGGACGCAGGATTTAACCTTACACAAGGTTGGTCTGGTGCAGCAACTGGTATGGGTACAACTGCCCAGTCTGGTACTAACCCAGGAGTATTAAGTCCAACTGCTACTGCAACTAACACTGCCTACGATGTAGGTCAGGGTATGCGTACCGACAACGCTGAAAAGCTTGATGGTACTGGTGGAGATGCCTTCAACGAGATGGCATTCAGCATCGAGAAAGTAACAGTTACTGCTAAATCTCGTGCGTTAAAGGCTGAGTACTCACTAGAGCTTGCTCAAGACCTCAAGGCAATCCATGGCTTGAATGCTGAAGCTGAGTTAGCAAATATCCTCTCTACTGAGATACTTGCTGAAATCAACAGAGAAGTCATTCGTACCATTTATAAGACTGCTGAACAGGGTGCTGTTTCTAACGTTGCAAACGCTGGACAGTTCGACTTAGACATCGACTCAAACGGAAGATGGTCTGTTGAGAAATTCAAGGGACTTCTATTCCAGATCGAAAGAGATGCCAACGCTATCGCACAAAGAACTCGTCGTGGAAAGGGTAACATCATCCTTTGTTCTGCTGACGTTGCTTCTGCACTAACAATGGCTGGTGTACTTGACTACACTCCTGCTCTTAATGCTAACCTTAATGTTGATGATACTGGTAACACATTTGCTGGTACTCTACAAGGTAAGTACAAAGTATACATCGACCCATATTCTGCTAACCTAACTGCTGCTAACGCAACAGGTGGTAATCAGTACTATGTCGCTGGTTATAAAGGTTCTTCACCTTATGACGCTGGTTTATTCTACTGCCCATATGTACCTCTACAGATGGTACGTGCGGTTGGTGAGAATAGCTTCCAACCAAAAATCGGGTTTAAGACTCGTTATGGTATCGTTGCAAACCCATTTGCTGAAGGTACTACTGTTGGAGCTGGTGCTCTTACAATTAACACAAACCGTTACTACAGACGTGTTTCTGTTAAGAACCTCATGTAAGAAGAAAGGATATATATCCTCTTACTCAAAAGACTCTCCTTCGGGAGGGTCTTTTTTTTGGCTAAATACTTAAAAACTATCTTAGAAATATGGCTTGGCATATCAAAAAACCTGGTCTTCCTCGTAATGCTGGTATAGGAGATGTTTACTATACTGGTGGATTATTATGGGACCAGACCTATGCAAATAGAAAAGTGTATTCCAGTAAATCAACTGCTGATGCTAGAATAGTTAACACTGATGGCACAAATGGTGGATTTAATGGTGCAACTGTAGTAGCAGAATAAAATAATGGCAATTGCAAGTAGAAAGCCTCCTGCAGAAAGACCAGGAGTACCAATAGAGAATAGAAATTTTCTATCACCTACAGGGTTTAAGTTTGCCCTGAAAAGAAGTCCTGGTACTGCTTTCTTTTGCAATCAAGCAAATATTCCATCATTAGATCTTGGAATAGCAGAGCAACCAACCTATTTGAAAAACATTGATGTTCCTGGTGATAAGATCCAGTTTGGAGATCTTAATTTAAGATTTCTTGTTGATGAAGATTTAATGAATTATATGGAGATTCAAAATTGGATTCGTGGATTAGGTTATCCAGAAAAAATATCAGAATTCACTAAACTTGAAGAAACTGCAGTATTAGGAGTAGAAACAAAGTTTGGACAATCGGGAGATAATATCTATTCTGATGGTACTTTACAAGTTTTAAGTAATAATTTAATTCCCCAATTTCAAGTAGTTTTTAGAGATTGTTTTCCATATAGTCTTTCTACGATTGTATTTGATGCTACAGATACAGATATAGAATACTTTACAGCAGACGTATCTTTCAAGTATACTATCTACACTATAACCGATTTAGAGAATAAACCTTTAACATAATATGAGTATCACTCTTGAAAAGCTTCAAGAGATGTGGGAAAAAGATTCCAAAATAGATCCAGATAATCTACATACTGAATCATTGAATATACCATCTCTTCATGCAAAATATTTTGAAATATATAATACTATCTTCTTATTGAGAAAGAAGGCAGAGCAGCAAAGAAAAAATATCCGTCATGAACGGTATGAGTATTTTAGTGGGAAAGCAGACCCAGACGTTTATATTGAGAATCCATTTCCAAAAAAGATAAGAGATAAAGATACTATGAATAAGTATCTTGATGCAGATACGAAGCTGTCTACTAGCTCCCTAAAAATAGATTATTATGATACAATGTTAGTATACTTAGAAAGTATTCTTAAGATGATACAGAATAGGACATATCAAGTTAAGAATGCAATTGAGTTTATGAGATTTAATTCTGGATTGGGATAATGTTTGATATTAAATTACATAAAGTTCCTCAATTAGGATGGTTTGAGGTTAAATTAGAAAAGGATGTTATAGATTATCTTTGGAAAATAATTAATAAATCAACCAAAAATAATTATAAATCAAATCTAGCAGGAAATATATCTAAAAGTTATTCTCTTGTGGATGAAAATAATATTTTTTTTAATAAGGTATTACTTCCAATAATAACTGAATGGCGAGATAATAATGGAAAAGTTGATAAAAAGAAATTGATGATGACTTCTAATAATGAAGATGAAGTGGAAATATATCTTGATCAATTTTGGGTAAATTATCAACACCAACATGAATTTAATCCATATCACGATCATTCTGGACTTTTTTCTTTTGCAATTTGGTTAAAAATCCCTTATGATTGGAGAGAACAAAATCAATTATCTTTTATAAATGGTGTAAAAGATAGTGAAAAAAAACCAGGCTGTTTTGAGTTTGAATTTTTAGATATGTATGGCGAAATTCTTAATTATGCATATCGTTTAGATCCATCGAGGGAAGGTACTATGTTATTTTTTCCTGCAGAATTAAGACATACAGTATATCCTTTTTACAAAACTGAAGAACCACGCATTTCTATAGCAGGAAATATATCAGCGAGAAACAAATAATAGAGCTTGACACACCACTCTAAATACCCATAGGAGGTATGGGTTATTGAGTGATTTAGTTATACAAAAGTCGAATGAGGTTTTTCTTAAGATAGAAGCAGAACCTCATGTTTATTATGAGTTGAGGGATCACTTCACCTTTGAGGTAGAGGGTGCAAAGTTTATGCCTCAATACCGCAATAAGCATTGGAATGGAGAGATACACTTATTTGATTTAAGAAAGAAGCAGATATATGTTGGATTATTAGATAGAATTATTGCTTTTTGTAAGAGAAGAGATTACGAATATAAATTTGTTGACAACCAATATTATGGAACTCCCTTTGAGATAAATGAAGGGATATCATATGCTGGTGTTAAGGATTATATGAAGTCCATATGCTGTCATCCCCCTCGTAAATATCAAATACAGGGAGTATACGATGCTTTAAGACATAATAGAAAACTATTGATAAGTCCCACTGCATCTGGTAAATCGTTGATGATTTACTCCTTAGTAAGATATTATATTGATAAAGGCGAAAAAATTCTTTTAATTGTTCCCACGACATCTCTCGTAGAGCAGATGTACAAAGATTTTCAGGACTATGGTTGGGATGCTGAGTCATTTTGCCACCGCATATATTCTGGAAAAGAAAAAACTAATGAATATCCTGTCACTATTACTACTTGGCAATCTGTCTATAAGTTAGAAAGATCATTCTTTGAGGACTATAATGTAATCATCGGTGATGAAGCACATCTTTTTAAGAGTAAGTCCTTAGTATCTATAATGACAAAATTACACCATGCAAAATATAGATTTGGATTTACTGGAACATTAGATGGAACTCAAACTCATAAATGGGTATTAGAAGGATTGTTTGGTCCAGCTTATAAAGTGACACGAACAGATGAATTGATGAAACAAGGTCATCTTTCTCAATTAGATATTCAATGTCTTGTACTTAAACATCCCCCGCAAAAATTTGATACCTATCAAGATGAAATACAATATCTTATTGAGCATGAGCAACGAAATAAATTTATAACCAATCTTACTTTAGACTTAAAAGGAAACACTCTTGTACTGTTTTCACGAGTAGAAGCACATGGTGCAGTGCTTTTCGAAAAGATAAATAAAAATAAGGATAGTGATAGGAAAGTATTCTTTATTCACGGAGGTGTAGACGCTGAAGAAAGAGAACTAGTTAGAGAAATCACTGAGACTGAAAATAACGCAATTATTGTTGCTTCTTATGGTACTTTCTCGACTGGTATTAATATTAGGAATCTTCATAATGTTGTGTTTGCATCGCCTTCCAAATCTCGAATCCGAAATCTCCAGTCCATCGGGAGGGTTTTACGAAAAAGTACAAACAAAGTAAAAGCTATTTTATATGATATTGCTGACGATTGTATCCATAACTCTCGCAGAAATTATACATTAAACCATTTCATCGAAAGAATTAAAATCTACAATGAAGAAAATTTTAATTATGAGATAATTACAATACAGTTAAAGAAATGATAGAAGACGATTTTTATGCAACATTAAAACTTAGATCTGGCGAAGAATTATTTGCCAAAGTCGCCGCATCAGATGAAGATGATAGAGTAATGTTACTTGTTCATAATCCTATTATTGTATCAGAAATAAAAACAAAAGGAAATCTTGTTGGTTATAAAGTAGAACCTTGGTTAAAGACAACCAAAGAAGATATGTTTATTATTAATTTAGACAATGTTATTACTTTATCCGAATCTGCGGATTTGGAAATGATTAATATGTATCAAAATTTCCTAAGAGATTCTCAAAGAGATCCTTTTAATCAACCTAAAATGAGTAGAAGAATGGGATATATTACTACTGTAGATGATGCTAGAAATTTTTTAGAAAAAATATTTATTGAAAGTCCCAAAGATACTAAAGGTCCTAAAAGTTAAGCTATATCCGTCCCTTCAACCCTGACAGAGTTAGTCTAACTGTATAATTAGAACTTGTCAAGTGGAAGGATAAATGTTATACTATCTACATAGTAGTGACAAAGACCTATGGCAATAATTAGACCTATGGCTAAACGCAAAAGATCTGAGCACTATGTTAACAATAAAGAGTTTCTTGCTGCATTAATTAAATATCGTGAAGATGTTGAAATTGCGAGATTGCAAGATAAACCCAAACCAGTTATTCCTAGATATGTTGGAGAGTGTTTTTTAAAGATTGCAAACCATTTATCTTTTAAACCAAATTTTGTTAATTACATGTTCAAAGAGGACATGATCTCAGATGGAATAGAAAATTGTGTTCAGTATATACATAATTTCAATCCCGAAAAATCTCAAAATCCTTTTGCTTATTTTACCCAAATTATACATTACGCATTTCTTAGAAGAATACAGAGAGAAAAGCGTCAATTAGAGATTAAGAATAAGATTATTGAAAAGTCTGGTTATTCTGAAGTTTTTGATGACAGTAATAAGATTGACGGTGATAAGTATTCTGACTATAATCAAATTAAAGATGCGGTACATGCGAAGTTGCGTAACTGATGAAAGTTGCAATCATAACGGATCAGCATTTTGGATGCAGGAAAAACTCTAAAGTTTTTCATGATTATTTTCTAAAATTCTATAACGATGTTTTCTTTCCTACGATTGAGAAGGAAGGTATCACCACGGTTATTGACATGGGTGATACTTTTGATAGTAGAAAGGGAATAGATTTTGCTGCTCTTGCATGGTCAAAGGTTAATTATTTTGATCGTCTTGAAAAATTAGGATGTACAGTTCATACTATTGTTGGTAATCATACCGCATACTATAAGAATACAAATGAAGTAAATGCGATAGATTTATTATTACGTGAATATGATAATATACACATATATTCAGAAGCAACAGAGATAAAGGTAGATAAATTAAATGTATTATTAGTCCCTTGGATCAATAATGAAAATGAAAAAAATA